CAATAATTACTTTAGTTTCCTCCAGATCCATCTTATCTTGATGTATCTTCATCGAATCAAGTTGCTTCTTCGCACGTAATGCCAGATCCTGTTTTTGTATTTCTATTTGCTCTTGTTGTGGATCTTCAGTTTGGCCAGCCATTATCTTAGCGTTTTCTTCATCAAGTTTCAAGACCTTATCCGCCGCATTAGCCGCCATGAGAGCGATTTGATTCTGCATCTGTGGTGGTACTTGCTGTTGCTGCTGCGGAGGTGCCATGATCGCCTGCTGTGCCTGTGGATCTTGAACCATCTGCGCCATTTCAATTTGATATTTCAAAGCCAAATGTTCTTGTATGTGAGATATCAAAAGCTGCTGCACGGATGGATTTTGATACGCAGGATCTTCCATGAATTTTCCATGAACAATAATGTGCGCGTCATGATTCTGATCGGGCTTAGCCTCCAATGGTGCCCCCTTGAGAGCAGCCATGTTTTCCGTAATAGGATTTGAACTGAAAGGCTGTTGCTGTTGTTTTAAATAACGTTGGGGTTCTGACACGCCCATCGCAGCAAACAGTTCCATTCCGATCTGCTCCATATTGTAGACAGCGGGGTTCTGTTGCGCGATAGACATGATAGCGTTTATTTTCGCAATCCTGTGTGCTTCTGTTGGCATGTTAGGATCGGATACAGGTATGACATCAATACTTTTAAGATTGAAATCTTGCCTGAACACTTGCTGTGCACTACCTGCGACTTCGTAGGGATACAAATCTGGAAGGTACTCACTATCTAAACGAGTGAGCACTCGCAAGTCTTTAGTTAATGCTGCGTGTAGACGCTTATGCACAGCGTTGAACAGTTTAGAAGACTGCTCAAGCAGGGCCATGGTTGTACCCACAGGCCCATAGTTTGTTGCCTGATCCACTACGTTATCCGTGGCATCGGCAAATTGGGATGCAAGTTTGGATGCATAATCCATTAAGTTAAATAAAGTTTGTGATGGTTCTTTAAAAGGAAGTATCTGTAAAGATTTTCCCAAGTCACCAGCAGGAGCGTTTACCTCCCTAAATTCACCTGGTTGAATGGGCTCGTCAGGTGCAAGGACACGAAGACCGTGTGCCTTGAATCCACCTGGCAAGTTCGCAAAGGTACCTGCATCTAATAATTGACGCATAGAGGATGTAGCTGTTTTTGTTAATCCGCCGATTAAATGTATATAACCATATCCATAAAATCCCAAACCAGGAATCATGGTATAGTGGGTAAAGTACATTTTCTTTTTTTTCATAGGATCTTCCTGATCCCAGTTTCTTCTAATGCATAAAATCTTCTGGTCATCTTCCGTCATATGAACAATGTATGGAAGTTTTAATTCATCCTCATCTTCAAATCCTGGAAGATTTATATTTGCATGTATTTCCAAAATGGAAGTATATTCATCATTGTCCGCAGGCTTTGTTACGCCCACTACTTCATTCTCTAATTCCTTGGCTCCTGTTTCATTTATATTATAGTCAGTATCAATATCAATATCCCTGAACATTCCCAAGAGTTGCATTTTCTTAATTTCATTTTTTGACATTAAGTATCTATGCGTGTATCGTTCAGCGCCTTCTAAATTGGTTGCGTAATAATCTATAAAAAAATCCTGGGCTTTAATAAATTCGGTACATGGTCTTTGAAGTGACATATCCCAAAAAGTTTTTTTGAATCCCGTTCCATACAATGCTACATGAAATAATAACTTATCCAGCTCAGGGCCATACTCAGGCATCTGAATTTGAGTTTGCCAATTTAAAAACTGCCTAACCCTGTTTGCCTGTTCTATTTTTTGTTGAGTCTGTACGCCCATGATTCTGGTACGTACAGGTCCTTCGGTCGGAAATAATTCCTTGTAAGCTTTCGCTTGAAACTTTACTACCGCTTGCGCTAATACAGGATGTGTAACTCCTGCTGATCCTGGAAATGATCCTGCTGAATCATCATACTGTAATCCCAATAACTTAATTCCATCTTCCGCAATTTCATCATATTCTTGCCTGGAATCCTTATCTCTTGTAAAACCTTCTTCCAAATCACTTGCCGTTTTTTGAATATCCTCTTCAGGCATGGACTCCGCAAGGTTTGAATCAAATTGTGTAAGGTCTGGTGCCTCTTCTTCAAGAAGTCCCATAGCTTCCGCTTCATCCAATTGCTGTTGATCTGTTAATGTAATCTCAGCACCACCATCAGGTGTCGCTGTTACATCCGTTGCATTAGTCGGTATAGGAACCGCAGGTTGCAATTCCTCTTCTAAATCTATTTTCTTTTCAATCGCCATATATCCCCTTATGTGTAATAACGTCTACTTTCTCTATTATAGATCTCTTTCTCTCTCTTGTCAAGCCATGTATCCTTGGTATGGGATACATATCCTCCATTGCGCATCCATATTAAAGCTTGTGAAAGGGTATCCATATAGTCATCATGACTGCCTGTTGGAAAAGTTCGCGCCTCATCTATAACATCCATAGCCCAATCCTTCTTAAAGGGGGCATATACACGCTTATTATGGAATAAAGATGTTACGGAATAGGCCCTGGCTACCTTATCCCTGTCAGGTTGGAACTCAAATATGGGTAATCCCGTCATTCGCAGGTCCTGAATCAAGGATTGGCCCGATGCCTTCTTCTCAATCAGTATGGAATCAGGTTTATGCTCTTCATACTTCTTAACCGCCTTTTCACGCAGTGTTGGGTAGTCCCAACGCCCTCTTTCCGCCCCTAATAGCACCAAATTGGGTATATCAAACCCTGATTTAAAGACTCCCCACGTAGTTACCGCCGAATAATCGGCAGATGTCTTGGTTGAGAAGGCCGTATCCCAGGATTGTATGATATAATCGCATTCAGGCGGGGTAGTATTGTCCCAATTCTGCCACCAATCCAGCTTTATTATATTTCCTTCCTCATTTGTAGGAGTTTGAGAGTATAATGCATCAAATTTAAAGGAAGGTGTGTTGTTTTTAGTGCGAATTATCTCTTCTGTTGTCCAACAAAAGCCATCTTTATGGTCAGATGCAGGCCAAAAGGAGTTTCCCAGCTTTAATTTAGGGTATTTCTTGGATAAATACCCTTGTTTCTTTAAATCCTCATAAGCTTTATCTAAAATCTTTAAGGATTCTGTGGTATTTAAGGCAGGAATACGTATAACTTCCCATTTATCTGCCATAGGAGTGTCATCTTCTAATGATAATAGATGCCCCCCTAAATCATTTTCATGCCAACGTGTCATAACAAGCACTACTTTACCATTAGGCATTAATCTTGTGCGTAAACCAGAAGAATACCATTCATTAAGATTATCTCTTCTAGCTTTTGAATAAGCATCTTGCTCGGATATTGGATCATCTATGATGGCAAGATGGGCACCAAAGCCCGCTATGCCTGAACCAGAACCTGCAGCCAGAAAAGACCCCGCTTCTTTTCCTTTATATTGAAGACCCCAACTATTCGCCGCACGATTATCCTTTCGGATATTAATGCGTGGAAAAATATGCTTATATTGTTCAGTATTAATAATATCACGAATGGCCCGTCCAAAACGTGTAGCCAAGTCATCACTATGTGATACAGCAATTTCTTGCCAATACGGATTGCGCCCAAGCGCCCATGCTGGAAAATACGTAGATACAATTAATGATTTACTCGAACGAGGAGCCACAAAGACCATAAGCCTATCAACTTTATCCGCTTCAATTCTCATGAGCTGATCACATAATAATCTATGATGCGGACCCACGCTGAATGAAGGATTCATCAGCATAATAAATGCTAATAAATCTTTTCTAGATTGTCGTATTGCTAATCTTGTGGCAGCGTTTCTATCCTCTAAGGTGACAGACATATGCTTGATCTCCCCAAATAATCAATTGTTGATATAAATCTTCAATTGGTTTATCTGGATCATATAAGTCTAACCTTGGATGCAGTACCATACTAATATCTCCTGTTAATTTAATTCTAACCACCTAATTTCTTTTTCCATCCGAATCCCACCTTTTGTTGTAAAGGATCTACTTCGGCATAGAAACCTTTATCTTTTAATTTTCCAGCCGTTTCTAAAACTTGTCCACCACCTGGAGCCATTTCAACCCATTTCGCCGCTTTCTCTTTTCCTTTTTTAATCGGAGTCTGCAGAGTTTTATTTATGATGGCCGCGCCGCCAATCGTAAATAAATCC